ACTGAGCTCGTATCGGTTAGGTCGTCTACTAGTCGATATTCCATGGGAGATTATTTCATCTTCGACATTTTTGCCGCTCCTGAAGGCGGTGAAGATGATGATCTTACGATTTCCCTTCAAGGCACAATATACTGGCATGAATAGTGTCAATTAACTGAGCGAAAGGGGGGGTCTTGGCCCATCCCGACCCGTAGCGAAGCGGAGGAAGTAGGGTGGGTTAGTACCCCACCAACCCCCCCCGGCGGAGCCGACTATGATTTTTCCTTTACAAGACTACTCTCAATAAAAACGAATTTACAATTCAAATCCATCCAATCCTGATCCACGTTCTTTCCAGTGCGTGGGTCTACATTGCTCAACCAAATGCAGGGTTTCCCCCACGTGACTGTTCGTTTGCTTCTGTATTTGTCGGTGCATGTGAATGATTGTTGGTGGCCGAGCCAACATTTGTAGCTGGGTAGGAAGTCGATGTCGATATCGTCAAACACCGCGTAATCCACGTCGGGGTCGAAGTTGTCGAGTGAGAACATGTTCCCGTGGTGCGTATGGTTGCCTGAAAGAGATCTAGCCCAAATTGTCTTGCCAAGCCGACTGGGTCCAATAAGAACCAGAGATTGGCCTCTTCTGCCTGGGACCCATTCAACAACATTTCGCTGATACCATTCATGGAGATCAGGGTACGCTGAAGTGTCAACTTCCAGGCATTCCGGGTGTTGATATACTGCCTTCTCCTCGGTGAAGCGGTCAGTGGCGTAGCCTTTGACAGAAGTGTAACTTCGGAGCAGTACATCTGGTAGCTCTTCTCGCATAATGCGGTCGAACTCAGCACGAGTGTCCGCACCAATAGCAGAAGCGCATCTGTCTTGCATGGTGGGTCCCTTGGATTGTGTAGTAGGCTCGTCGAGAGTCTGCGCCACAATGTCTCCGTCTTTAGTGGCGTATCGCCACCCACCCGCAGCCCTTCCCTTAGAAGGAGAGATGTTAGGGTGATAACCCTCCACGTCGAATGCTGCCATGTTGGATGATCTCCATTTTTTGCCGAAGTCGAGGAAACAATGGTAATGAATTCCTCCATCTGCGTGATTTTCTCTTCCAATGACGTATTTTGCATTAAGTTCATTAAACAAATTGCATAACGCCTGCGTGTCGAGTCCAGCGGCTTGTGCATAAGTGAGGAGTACATAACGAAACTGTAAGCGAGGCATGGTCCGTCCTGTGGTCAAATTTTTTAATGTTATAGACCACAGGACCAGACCAGCTGGTCCAAACCTCACTTATATATCCCCCCCCCTTTCGCCCCACCCTTTCTGTTCCCCAACCCCAACAAAGAATTATAAATATGTCTGAGCCCCACCCCGCCACTCCTGTTCAACAGTCCCAATCTGGCCAATCAACTCAAGAAGTTCTTTGTTACTGGTGTTACGGTACGCCCGCAGTCTGTATCGATGGCACCGTCACGGTATCGCTATGCGAAGGCTGCTGGGAGGCGCTTTCGGAAGAGACGCACGACTCTGAAGAGGAAGAGGACGATCCGACGGAGGAGGACTTATCGTTCATCCAGAACCTCTAAACGTTACATTCGTAATGTAGCGTCTGACAAAAAGCAAGACGCTCGTCTGTTGTTTCAGAATATCACCACTCCAGCCAATCCACCAGTTCTCGCCAATACCGTTGTTCTCAATGGCTCCACATTCTATGCTTGCTTGTATTGTCCAACTGCGATGGAGGCCAATACATCAGCGAAGGATGTCCTGCACAATTATCGATCAAAACCCAAGATTTTTGCCCGTGGCTATGCGGAACGCCTCAATTTTTCTCTTACCACTGGTGTTCCTTGGGTGTGGAGGCGCATTTGCTTTACTGTTAAGGATGCAGATTTATGGCGTGAAAATGCCAATCTAGCCCCATTTTACCAAGAGACGTCACCCAATGGTTTCGTGCGCACGTTTACGCAGCACAATAGCACAGGTGCTGGTAATTATGTTTCCGGCAAGCTTTTCAAGGGTGTGTTCGGACGTGATTGGCAGTCATCGCTTACTGCCGCCACTGAAAACACATTCTTTGATGTCAAATATGACAAAACAATGGTTATCCGCCCTCAAAATGAAGCTGGCACTTATGTTAGCGTCAAGCGGTGGCACCCAATGAACAAAACCCTCATCTATGCTGAAGATGAGGATGGCTCCACTGAGCTCGTATCGGTTAGGTCGTCTACTAGTCGATATTCCATGGGAGATTATTTCATCTTCGACATTTTTGCCGCTCCTGAAGGCGGTGAAGATGATGATCTTACGATTTCCCTTCAAG